ATTACCGCTAACAGGATCGCGGCGCATACCATCGTCAGCGATACCGCCTTCTTGCATTAGTCTATTCATTTGTGTCTCCGTGTTATAGTCTACCATGCCGCCTTGTGCGAAACGTGGACGAGTGAGATTGTAGTTTTTGTTGATGAGGCCGCTGAAGTCTATTTCTATGCCCATAAAATAGGGGTCTAATATATTATATCCTCTTTCAGTTAGTATTTTTCTATAAGAATCCGCTTTCTTTGGTGTATATTGAATACTAAAAATATATTTTTCATAAAAATCATCAGGAAGAGTTGCAATTGCGTTTGCAAATTCCTCTTTTGTAAATGTTCCGCCAGCTACTTCTTTAATTATTATTTCTTTTAATTCATCCTTAGGAAGATTACGCATAGTTTCAGCTACTTGTAAAGCTGCATCATACGCATCAGCAGCATAAGGAAGTTCAGTCTTTCTTACAACAAAGTCGTCACCAAACTCTTTCTTGTATTTGTCAAGTACCTTGTTTACAGACCGCACATACGTTGCGTAAAACCCAGACTTAGAATCAAGTGCCTTAAAGTATGAATTGCTTCTTTTGTTAAATCGTGCCTCAACAATTTTTTCAAAAGGGGGTATCACAATACGCGACACGCCACGCTTCTGTCCTTCAGCCATGAGTGCATCAATGGCAAGGCGAACAGTTTCTTCTGTTTTAGCGATAGGCGGAAGATTACGAGGCGGATGATTACGCCCATATTCTTTAGTCTTTATTTCAGGCTCAAAGCCCTGTTGCAGCAGATCACTTTGCATCTCTTCAACAAGAATGTACTCCCCTAACATATCTTCATTAACAGAAGCCCTAGTGTGTGCAAGAGTGTTTTTGCCGTAGTGTTGTGAGTTTGCCTCAAAGCCGGGGTTGTCACCTCTCGGTTCAGCATTTACAACAAGTTCAAAATAATCTTTTTCTGGGCCAGAGAAACCCACGCTACTTTGAAGCTGATAGCCACTGTAATCCTTTCGTTTATCAACAGTAACATCATACAGCCTGCCACTGACAGCATCCATCAGTTCCTGCTGCGTATATCGTTTCTGCGGATCAATGTCTAGACCAATGCCTGCAACTTCAGAGTCCCGCACATCAGGGTTATCCTTCAGTTCCTTCAAGAACTGTGAACCCTTGATGCCATCACGAGGATACTCTAGTTGCTGAACTACAGATTCAATAGGGGAGCGGAAGCGTGTTTCTGAGGAGCCTAGTCTATTCAAATAAGATAAAGTAGTATTGTCCCCTAGTTCATTTCGAAATGCAATAGACAGGTTTTGAATAGCAGTTGCAGTAATATCATTTGGCAATTCGTTTGAATGCCTTTCTATTACGTATTTTGCTGCTTCTCTTGGGTCTTCTGCATCGTATACTGCATATATTTCATCAAACAATTTTGTATTGTTTAGATTCAATATTTCTAAACGCCGTGTATACGCTCTAGTAGAAGCCTCTGATTGTCTTACTATGGCTTCTTGTAGTTCTTTTTGATAGCGTTGCTTTAGTTTATCAACCATAGCAGTATATTCTACAGGTTGTTGCTGCTCAAACCTCGGCACTAGTGGCCGCTTAGGTTTACCTCCTGCTTGTCCTGCAGGAGTGCTATATAGCACATCTCTGTCAACACCTTCAATAGCACCGCGTGTAATAGCAGGAATAGCACCAGTTGCAGCTAGTCCTGCAGTCTCTAGCACTTCACCTGTAGTTACAGGCTCTCCTGCCAATGCTCGGCCCGGAGCAGTGACAGCACTTGTCAAGCCCTCAATAGCACCCGTAGCATACTCTTTTGCTACTTCTCCAACGCGAGCCATTGTAGCAGGCTCAGTTGTAAACCTTTCAGGCTGCTGCACTGTTTTGATTGTATAGCGGACACCAAGCGGAGACTTATAGACTTTGTTGCCTAGTTCGTCTTCACCTACGAATACATCTTTCTCAGGATTAGCCCCCATAGGAAGGCTGAATACATCGAGTTCAGGCTCAGCAAATGCTTCTTCTGTTTGATCTTCAACATTCCGCCTGCGCGGCACATTGCGGCCACGAGAGGTAGCGGGTTGCATACCAAATGCTTCAGCAGTTCTGTCAACCATGCCGCCTTGTGCAAAAGCAGGCTCAAACTGGGGTCTTGTCCATGTGTCTTCATATCCAACGCCTACTTCAGGCAGAAGGTATGTATCTTCAGGAAATGACATACGACGTTGTTCTGGTGTCATGTCCTTACGGACAGGTACACCTCTTGCTTCTGCTTCTCCAAAAACAGATTCATACTTATCAAATCCTTCAGAATAGGTCAATGAAGGGGCATCATAAAGGAGTAAATCACTTGCGGTTTCAATTCCAGAAAATTCTTCTGGGTATTTTTCTTTGTACGTTTCAAGTATGTATTGAACAAAGGAATCTTTATACTTGTCGTTGTGTCTAGGAGCACGCATCCTACTCCAAGTTTCGTCGTTAATTGTACGTCCAACAAGTACTTCAGCCTGTTCTTTAGTTGCATTATTAAAAAAATCACTTAACACAGACTTCTGGTTAAAAACGTCGTCTTTTATAATAAAGTTGGAAATAGAATAGCCGGTTTTTTCTTTTATCTCTTCTGCAATTTCTTTTTTGTTTTTTCCTTTAAGCGTTGTTAACTCATTTAACCCTGCAGAATCTTTAAAAAAAAGTTTATCTCTAAGAGCGTCTATTCTATCAAATGGTCTAAATAAAGACATTGCTAGAGGGTTTCCCCCAGACTCAAACCCCTCTTTATCTTGCACATAGTGCTGCAATTCGTGAAGAGCGGTGTCAAGTTGATCTTTTAGAGAAAGACTTGAAGAAATCTGAAGTTCTTTTGTAGAAGAGTTCCAAGAACCCAAAAGGCCGCCTTCAAGTGGCCCTACTGTAACCTTAATTTCATCAAAAGTGCCCGGATATGCTTTTTCAAGTTCCGCATGAACAATCTGTCCGTCAACAATATTTGCTGCACTGTCATCTATCTCAAAGCGCCACTTACCATCTTTAGCTTTCCACCAACCTGTGTCACGCCAAATCTTACGAGGGTCTTCGCCTTCGTTGGTTTTAGCCTTAGCTAAAGCAAGCATCTCTAGATCGGCAGTAGCTGCCCCTTCGCCTGCAAATATAGCAAGCCTAGGGTCTTCTTGAAACGCCTTTTTGGTTTGCTCTTCTAGTGACTCAGTGCGCGCCATGATTCAGCTTATCCCTTAGCATCATCAGTTTACGCAAAGCTGCAATCTCACCTTGCGCTCGATGTAGTTCTACTGTGTCAGTAACTTGCTCCATACGCTTATGCTGTTGTGCTATTTCTGCATCGAGCATACTGATGAAGCTAGTCCACATGGTGTGGTTATTTACGAAGCTCTTGAGGCTCATTGAATGTTTCCGCTAAAGCCCCGCTCATTAGGCCGTGCTGCAGCACCAACACCAATATTACCTGCTCCACCACCCGTCATGTCAGCTACTCCTGCGCCTTGTGGAGGCTGTCCTGCTGCTGCAGGGGCTGCAACACTCGGAGGACCACCAGCAGGCCCACCAGCGGCTGCCATAGGCTCAGGCAGAGGCTGTGCAAACTGCTTCAGTATCTCAGCTTGAATGGCTGCATCAGCGAGGCTGTTAGTGAGTTTGTCAGGATCAAGGTCCATGCTCTTGGCAATCTCACGTACAATATAATCCATTTTAGCAAAGGGTGCAAGAACAGGGTTAGACACAACGCCAAGAAACTGCATCAGCCTCTGGCTGCGAACTTCATTAGCCATGAGGCTTTCTGTGCCTTGAGCTTTGATATCCAGATCACCTTTGATCTCAGCATCATAGTCAAACTGCATGTTGAAGCTGAAGAGGGCTTTGCCGAGAGGCGCAATGAGGTAGTCGTCAATGTTCTTGATCACTGTACGAATGCTACCATTAGCTGCAGACATAAGCATCGAGATGCCGCTTGCAGTTCTGCCTACACCGCTTACACCTGTTTGTCCATGTGCAAATGATGGGAAGCCTGTGCTTTCATCTGCTAGAACACGAGCCTTATCAAACAGTTGCATCAGTTCTCCAGTAACATTCTGGAACTTTGTGCTAAACAGTGCTTGACCCGGAGCGCCACCTTGTCTGCGGAATATCTTGCCCGGATACAGTGTCATATCCTGCCCCGGAACAAGGTTAGTCTCATCTACTTCAAAGATAAGGTTGCCACTCAAGACAGCATTATCGACAGCCATACGCATGAAGCCATTCATAAGTTGCTGTGTGTCAACCATATTCTCAGCAATGCCTACACCAAAGAAGCTGTAGGGATTGACTTCGTAAGGTACAGCAAAGTAAGGAATGATGCTAGGCTTGAACGGGTTCATCACAAGGCGTAGAACATTGCCGTTACAAATCCAGACGTTGATGCTGACTTGATCAAGATCACGAAGTTCAGAAGGAATAGTGATATCGTGATCCTTCAGAACATCAGTGTCAACATAGCCCCAATATTCGTATACCTCAAAGCGTTCAGCCTTGTCGTGGGCACGATCATCCTCCATTGCCATTTCCCAATACTTACGCTCGTAGCTTTCACCACGTTCAATAGCACTGTTGATGGCATTGGGGCGGAAGAAGGGCCTACGCTTTAGCGCCCGCATCTGTGAGCGAGACATCTTGTGACGCTCGATGGCATACTCTGCTTCATCCATATTGGCTGCATCAGGATCAGGATAGAAGTTCCACACAGATACGTAAGCAGTAGACGGCACCGTTTTGATGACAGGATTGTAGCCACCTTCTTCATCCCAACTCGGATACTCTTTGTTGATAGCCAAAGGCCCCTTCATGATGCCTGTACCAAAGAGAGCACAATCGAATGCCGCAAGACGCAGCTGCTTGTTGGCATTGCTTTCTTCAAGCTGATCCAGAATCTTCTTCTGCATCTTCTTGGCTGCAATCATGGCAGGATGGAAGGTTACAGCAGTAGGCGAAGGAGAAGGGCCTTCAATCAGTTTCTCCATCACAGGAGCAAGGTTGTCCTTCATGCCGCCTAGACGACGCTCAAGGCTGTAGATTGTGTCACCCGGTTGAAGTTCAGTGTTGGGGCCAAACAGAGGAGCACGAGGAGGCTTCTTGCCAAAGGCATCACGAAGCTGATCAATGCCCTGCTCAGCCTGAGGATTAGTCTCCATGTGAACAGTGTCAGCTACGCCTTCAGGCAGCGTAGTAGGGTCAACTGTAAGCGGAAAGGAGTTGTTGGCAAAGAGAACATCAACGATCTGACCATAGGCTGCAAGCACTTTGGTCTTTGTGATCTTGACAAATACACGAGACTTTTCAGTTTCAGTGAATTGAGTTTCAGGACCGTAGATACCACGATAGTTGCGGTATGACATAAGCCAACGCTCTTCATCTACGCGACGAGCATCTTCAGCTTCACTAAAACGACCCATCACATAACTGACAAGTGTGCCAGCCTTAGGATCAACAGTGTCGTCTTTGGCTTTGTCTTTAAGCGACGAAGACGCATCCGTTTCAAAGAGTTCTTCCATGTTTAGTATCCTAATACTGAGTCAGCAGGCTTGAATTTATTACCGCTAGAAGCAGGGTCATAGTCCCATATGCTGCTGCGTGGTCGGCTCATGATGCCATAGCGTAGTGCGTCATACCCGTGATCGTTAGCTGAAGTGTCAACGTCTTCTGGATTGTTTCTGTCTAATGGTAGCACAGGAAGTTCAGCAATCAAGTTAGTGCATGTAGAGAAGAATACAAGTCTAGCTTCATTGGTGAACTCATCTACTTGAAGCCTGCGGTGTAGCTCGTTCTTACCTGCAACACGAGAGCCTTTGCTTCTATCTGATGGCCTCCAGCGGCAGCCACGCATGATCATCTGCTCTGCAAGTGAAGGTCCAGTGTCGCCCCTCTTGTGCCACAAAGAGGAGTCAAGAACACCGTAGCGAATCTTGTCTTCTTTCTCGATCTCATTGATCATGTCAGCGAGATCAACGGCTGTAACTTTTTTAACATAGAGTTCTCGATACACGATTAGTTGTTCTGCAGGAGAAACAGCAAACCACAGAACCGCTGTCATACTTCCATAACCGTAGTCTGCTGCACGAAAGCGTGTCCAGTTAGACGGGATAGAAAAGGGGTTTATGACATGTATGTTTCTGTTAAACTCAGGGAACGCAGCGCCATCAGACACATCCCAATCGCCATACAGAAGCTGCCTACGCTGATTCTCTGGCATAGACAGAAGCATGGCTTCGTATTCACCGTCTTTGGCAAGGTAAGGGTTGTCAAAGAGTGTTGCAGGAATGAAGCGGCGCTTGTACAGGGCTTCACCTTCTTTGCTGTGCCCTTTAGGGAAACGAAGGATTTCGCCTGTCTCAAAGTCTACTGCAGCAAAGGCTTTATTGTAAGGTGACGGATCAACGAACCCCCTCTTGACCCAACTGTGTCCGGGGCCTCCGGGGTTGCTAGTGCAGCGCATGTATAGTTTAAGTGAAGGATCAGCAGTACGAAGACGAGAACCCATGTAGTTGAAGGCAAATGGCGTAGCCCACTGCGTTAACTCGTCAAAGCCAATCCAGTTGAACGCCTGACCTTGATACCTCAGAACATCCATATCCCTGTCTAGATAGGACATCCACAATGTACCGCCTCTAGGCGTAACCCACTGCTGCTTTCGTTCACTCCACCTTATGCCCGGAATTGCTTTAGGATATAACTCCTGTGACTTCATAATGAGTTCACGAAGTTCTTCAGTAGTGTGACGCACAAGAAGGCCACTGAAGCCCGGATTATTCATGTCTCTAAGAGGATCAGCAAGCATGGCGTAGGATTTTCCGCCACCTGCCGCCCCACCAAACAACACCTGCCTCTCAGTTGCAGCTAGAAAATCAGTCTGAGGCCCCGGATTCGGTTGAAACACTATGTTCTGTGCTTGCTCCACTTCGTATGCTGCCGGAATGGCTGCAGCAGGTACAATTACAGGCTCTGTCTTCTCCTCCGCCTTCGCTTTCGTCTGCTTTTGCTTTGCCGAGGCGCGTGTTTTCGAGGATTTCGATCTGCTTGATAAGCTTCTCATAACGTTTCGCATGGAAGCGTTTGATATCAATGAGTCTCTTGCGTCGTCTGTCAACTTCAATCCTCTTCTTCAGTCCCTTGCCTGTAATGCTCCTGCCTGTCTGTGTTGTAAGCCACGCAGCAACCTCATTGTAACTATACTTCCTTATGTGCTTCTTTGCAAGCTCTAAGTTTGTAAGTTGCTTTTCTACAGGCAATAGCCAATCTGAATCTTCAGGATCAATCTCGTAGCCGTAAGGTATTGTACCAAATGGATTGAGGTTAGGAATGCGCTCCCACTGCTTCCTGTAGGGCTTCATGTAGTCAGGTGGCTTAGGTAGAGTCCAGAATCCTAAGTCTACACGTTCCAGTATGTACTTATTCTGCTTCGACATTCTTTGCTGGTAGGATAAACAGAGGGTTAGTGCCCCCTACTTCAACCTTCTCCGTCTTGGCGAATCCTGCACGATCAAGGACATCCTTGGCTGCAGCAATCTTATCACGAAGACCAAGTTGTGTAGGGTCTTCCATGCCACTATTCAGTGCATAGGCTGCCTTAGGTGCAATACGAGAAATGTAGGTGCGTGTAGCTTCAGCAATCTCGTCTTTGACTGCATTGACAATATCAGTGGTAGCCGTATTCTCGCTGTAGCCCGCAATACGCTTGGCTGCAACGACATCACCATTTGCTTCATCGAATAGCGCCTTCAGGAAACGCTGTTCTTTCTCTGTGAGTGCTTTAGCCATATCTACGCTTCTTTCTGCTGAAGAGCCACACAATGCCTCTGTAAAGGCTGTGGCCCATTTGTTGAGGTGTAGGCAGTAGCCATCCGAGTAGAAGGAGCAGCACAACCCAAGGCGGAATGTTTGTGTTACTGATTTCTACTTTCTCTACAGATGCAGCCTCTACCGTCTTTGTTTCAGTTATTACGTCCCTGCCTGCTTCAGTCCTGTTCTCTTGTAGCGACACTTGCTGCCTGTTCTCTTTGCCGAGTTGTGTATTCGCAGCAACATTTGTCCCACCACCGAACATACCAGTAGGCAGTCCAGCACAAGCTGAGAGGAAAAGGAACACTACAAGCCACTTCATCCACCCTTCGCCATCTCTTTGGCGACCTCCCTGACGCTATCAATCCTACGCTTCCAGCCTCTGCCAAAGGTTTCCCAATGCTTCAGCCTCTGCAGAAACGCCAGTCGTGCATCAAGGGCTGCATCAATCACCTTAGCCCTGTTTTGATCTCGTGAGGCACCAATAGTCATGAAACCTACTTTACCATCAGGTGTGACACCCAGTGCCAGTTGAATCCATTTAGGTGACCTGTTTACACCCGAATTGACAGCACCATCCATCATCACAAGATCAATGCCAGCAGGAAGCTGACCACACTTAGTCGGCCTCCAGTAGTTCATCTTGTAGATTTCCATTGCCTCTTCTTCGCTGAGGTCTTTAACGTCTTGTTTAGTGATAGGCTTACCGCGCCATGATTGAAGTACAGCGAAGGTCACGCCCCTATTGGTAGCACCACCGGGGTCAGCAGGGTGGTCAACATAGCCACCCTCATGGTGAAAGATTTCTTTCATTACACGTTCAAAGTTAGACTCGGCCATCAGAAATCCTTTTCACTCGTTCCCATAGCGGCAGCACGACTATTCGTAGGGTGCTTGGTTGACATGTAAGCAGTGGCACCCATGTAAGCTGCTACCACACCTGTCTGAGCAATATAGAACAATCCGAGCAAGTCTGCAAGTGCAGTAACACGATCATCTGAAACCAGAGGGCTAAAGAGAATAGTCGTAAAGACTACCATAGTAAAGAGTGCCATCCATGCCATACGTTTCTGAGCGTCCGCCTTCTCTTCACGCAGTTCTATCTCAAGCATACGCTCTTTGCGTTCTACTTCCTCAGGCGTCACTTTACCGTCCTTGTTTACGTCAAAGTCTATTACCATAGTATCACGCCTGATATGAAAAGTAAACCCAAGCAAA